ATGGCAAGCAACGGTCAGTGTATATGCGCTGTTACCAACAATGTCCGCCACCGAACCGTCATTGTGTATGATGCTAACGCCAAAATCAGTCGCCACGGCAATCGTAGGAACCGGAAGCCCAGTCACGGGGTCAATCGGGGCGTCAGGAAGCACCGTCATGGCGACGTCCCGGACGACGTTATCAACAATCGCCGGTGTTGTTGCCGTGGTGTAATCCGGCTCTGTCGTGCCGAGATCATCGCCCGCGTAGTCAGAAACGATCAGACCCACTGAGGTCGCGACTGAAATTAAGGCGTTAAGTGCAGCCAGCCTCCTGATTGTCAGACCAGCATAGGCTTCGACGCGCCACATCGGTAGCGCAGGATCGTCACCATCATAAATCGTAATCTTGTTTGCCTCGGCCACAATCACAGCCACCGCAGGGAACTCACGACGAGCGCCACGGGTGGCTGTATTCAAGGGCTCATTGAACCACGATGTCCCGGCGCAGCGATGCCGCCACGCGCCACCGTCACTGTCCTTCGAGGTGTCGTAGATAAACACATCGACTGCCGTGACAGCCTTGGTCGCCGCGAGCGCGGTCAGGTCCTGATAGGCGACAGCCGAGGCGGCCGACTGAGCGTAAGACAGCGCGGCGTCCTTGAAGGTCCCGGCCTGATCCCGCGCCGAGAGCGCGCCGGACTTGGCGGCCTGCGCCTGCGTGGTGGCCGACTGCGCGTCCACCACGGATGCATCGAGGGTGGCCTTCTTCGAGACTACGGCAGATTTCAGGTTTTCGACCGAGGTCGCGAGGGCGTCCACTTGCTGTTCAACACTCATGATAGGGGCTCCTTATTCGAAGGCGACGGCATCGACGAAACGCGTCTGCGAATTGGTATAGGCGGTCGCCATCTCGAGGAGAGCGGCCTCGATTTCGGTGAGGGACCCGGCGGCGTCCTCGACGATGCCGATATTGTTGGCCACCACCTGGATTTCGTCAGAGAGCGGGGCAACCACGGCGGCAGCACCCGATGCGATCACGGCACTGGCGGCGGCATTGGCCTCGCTTTGAGCCGCCGCCTGCTCGGAGCCGAGGGCGGCAACCTTCGAGGCGGCGGCAGCCTGTTCCGACGCAGCAGCATTGGCCTTTGAAGTACTGGACTGCGTGGCGGATGCCGCGGCGTCGATCTTGCTTTGCGCGGCCTGCGCTGCGCTGACCTCAGCAGCATCTTCCGAGCCCTTGGCATTGCCAGCCGACACAAAAGCCTCAGACGCCTTCGCCACAGAAGTGGTCGCAGCATTTTGCGCGGCAGTCAGCTGGGTGCCGAATGTGGCCAACTGCGCCTGGCCTGCCTCAATCGCCTGTTGCGCCGCGATCATCTGATCATAGGTCGCGTAGGCTGGCAGGTCCGCATAGGCGGTCAGGCCGTCGCCAACCTTGTTGATCCCGGTGTCGATTTCAAAGCCGAGCTCGCCTTCGTCGAGGATTGGGTTTACCGCGGCCCATTCAGCCGCCGTTCCCCGGCGCAGTTGGATTTTTGCAAATACGGTGCTCATGAGGTCTCTCCTGCGCTGCGCCCGTCAATCCTGCGCGAGGTCGGGTCTGTGACAGGGCCGCCGCAGTCGATCACGGCAAGCCCAGTATAGTCGGTATGCGGCCCCCCGCCGTCGAGGGTTTGCGGAACATAAGGAACCTCGATCGAGACTGGCCCGCTGGCCCAAGGCCGAAACGGCGATTTCCCAAAGTAGACGACGCCGGACATGGTGTTCCCCTCGTAAACGGTGACGGTGACAGGCCCTGCATCGGCACGCAGCCACAGGGCCTCAAAGGGCGCAATGCCTTGGATGATCCGCATTGACCGGATCGCAAACCCGCCAAAATCGCTGATCGGCGGCGGTGCCTCATCACCCGCCAACTGCCCCCACACGCGCACGCCAACGGGAGCAATGATCAGGGCGGCCGAGGCGTTGAAGGCCACCAGAGTCCAGGCATCCGGAATCAAGTGATGGTCTGTCGGCTCCACAGCCCCTCCTCCCACTGCATGTGATCAGGGCCGCCATCCGCAGAGGCGTTCCCCGATCTCGTTATGCGCAACAATCTGCGCCAGGGTTCCATCGGTCAGGACGTCTGCGCGCGACGGGCGGATTGGCTCTGCCCAATCGCAGTCGTCATGCACCCAGCGAGGCTCAATCACGCATCCAGCGGTCAGCCCGATCGCCAAGGTCAGCGCGGTCAGCGTTGCGAACTTCATGACGAGTCTCCCTGGCAGTCTGCATGGCCCGGATACGGGCATCAGCCTTCCGGATTGCCAGATCGGCCTCGGCTTGATGGCGACCGTGTCGGATCAGGGCCCAGATCGCAAAACCGAGTGCGGCAGCCAACGCGCCCCAGAAAGCGGCGCGTCTGCCAAGCCCTGAAAGCGCCGTTGTGATGAACGCGACCATCACGGGGTCTTGCCTTTGCGATAGTCCTCGATCCGTGCGTTGCGGGCTTTTACGGCATAAATAATCACGCCCACGAACACGGTCGCCCCGATCCACGGCAGCGCCGCGGTGAGCCAGCTGTCGAGGCTAATGATAGCAAAGGCGCGCTCGGCCAGTGCCCGCGCGTTTTCGGCCTCGGCGACAGCGGGGGCGATCTGCGATCCGACAGTGCCGACAGCTCCCACGAACCCAAGCCCGATCTGGGCGTTGGCAGCGGTCACGATCCTGCTTTCAGTCGGGGCCCCGGCTGCGCGCTCCGGCGCAACGGCCCGAGGCCGGGCATTGGGCAGCGCCTCAGTGAACGCCACATCGATGATCGGCACCAGCGGCAGGCTGTTATCATCCCGAAACGCCAGGATTGCAGCGCGCGTGCGCGGCCCCGTGATGCCATCGGCTTTGCCCACTTCGTGATAGCCCAACCCGCGCAGGCGCGTTTGCACATCTCGGACAGACAGGGTGACGGCCGGGGCCACATTGCCCGCCCGACGCACCCCGAGCAGCTTTGAGACCGGATAGCGTTTGATGTTCACCGCGTCAGACTGGTTGCCACCAAGCCCCCAGACCCAGGCTCCCTCAATGCGGTCGATGAAGAACACATGCCCCTGCCAGCTGGAACTGCCGCGTGGGATCACGCCAATGTCGCCCGGCTGCGCATCGCGCACCGCTACCGGGATGCCCCAGTCGAGATAAGACCGCGCGGTCAGCTTGCGAGTGGAGCGCAGGCCCGCCTTCTCAAGGCAATGGCCCACAAAAGCTGCGCACCAGGCCACAGAGTCATGCTCAACCCAGTCATGGCCGACCGAGGCGTACATTTCCATCACGACCGGGTTGTTCTCGGGTCCCGGCCCCTCAGCGGTGCCGATATAGGTCTTGGCGATATCAAAAGGGGTCATAGCGTCTCTCCATGCGCAAAGCCGCCCGTGGGCGCGCGCGGTATGCAACATTCAGGGTTTCAGGGGATGTGGTGGGTGTGGCGCGATCAGCGCCGCGTCAGGTCAGCATGAACCAGGAGGCCAGCAGGCCGATGATCGACGAGACGGTTCCGGCGATTGCGAACCCAGCCAGGACGGTCTTTCGCATGGCCTCTGTGGCATCTTGATGGGCCTGGTGCCGGGCCTCCTGCGCGATATTGGAGACCTCGTTCTGATGGACCTGCTTTGGCAAGCCGCTCAGGACCGCGCCGCCGGTTTCCAGACGCACAAGCCGGGTGATGAAGTCCTGCACCAGGGCCGAGGTTTCCTTGCGATGCTCTTTGGCGTCGATGAGCGCGGCCTCGATATGGCGCAATGTGCTGCGTATCGCTGCGATTTCGGAACGCAAATCGTTATCTGTCATGGGCTTCCGCCTTCTTGTTGTGTCTGTTCTGCAAGGTCCACACAGCGCTAGCGGTCGTCAGAACCTGCGCCCTGCTGTGGCTGTTTCAGCTCCAGCGTTGTCACAAAGCCGCCCGCGCGCGTCAGCGTGTGGGTCACTGCCTCAATCCGGTACGCACCATCGACGCCGGGACGCGTGCCCGCGATGATGCACAGCCCGTCGGGGATAGCAGCCGTGTTGCCCTCGATTGTGACACTGCCCTCGCCTGCATCCCGCGCGGCGGTGGCGGCATCGCTGTCGGTCTGCTGGGTGGTCTCAACCGCATCCGGTTTGGCAAAGCGAAACGCATGCAGCGCGCGCACATCAAGACCGGTGGCGCGCTCTGCCAAGTCCCACCGTGCCGCGACCATGTCGTACCACCGCGCGCGGACTGTGCTGAACTGCGGCCGCCCCAGCTGCGGGGCGATATCCCAGCTCTGCAGATTGTCGCCCCACCGGGCCAGCACGACCGCCTGATAGGTGCCGTTGCGCTTGGACAGGATTGCCGTGTTGCCGACGATCCGGAAGTTGCCACCCACTTCACGGGCCAGCCGTTCACCCATGGCGATGAAGCTTTCGTCGCGCATCTCGAAGTATGCACGCCGCAAATCCCGCAGCTCGGGATCCACCTCGATAGTTGCGATCCCCGCATGGCGGGCCGCATCGCGCAGGATCGTCTCGATGGTCTGGTTATCCCAGTGGCGCTGCTGACCTTCCTTGGCGGGGCCGGTCGTATCCATGCCTTTGGCGACGATCATTAACCGTCGCCCCGCGCCCCGGTTGCCCGAGGATTTCACCTCATCGACGGTGCCGCGAAACACCACCCGCAGGCCCGCACTTTCCCAACCCAGTGCAATCACCACATCGGCGCCTTTTCGCGGCAGGATGATCCGGGCTTCCGTGTCGTCGATTTCCAGATCGGCGCTGTCGGTATGGGTGCCCACCTTGTCCGAGACCCGCAGGCCAATCAGCACCGGCATAAGCGCCGTGGTTATATTGCTGCCCGCCACCGTGACGTTGAACAGTGCGCGTTTGGACATGGGGCGGGTCTCCTTACCAAAGCCGGATCGGGTCCAGCAACTGCTGCGCGCGCGGGATCGGGATCGGCATCTCAAAGCGGGTCCCGACCGGCAGGGTCTGGCCAAGATCGGCCAGTCCGGGGTTCATGTTGTAGATTTGCTCCACCAGACCGGGCATGGGCCGGTGAAAACGCCGCCAGACGATCAGGGAGACGGTCAGCCCGTCGCCTTCAATGGTCACGGTTTCGGTGACTGGTTTGGTCATGGTGGTCCTCATGGCGCTCAGCGCGTGGCCCAGAGGAAGATGTCCGCCAGCAACGAGAAGAAACTGGCTGACGATGGGCTGCCGCAGCGTTTGACGCTGATATCCACGTCAATGACTTTGCCGACGCCCTTGGGGTCGAGATAGGTGGAGCGTTCCTGCACATCGAGAATGACCACCCAGCCCATCACCGCGCCGTCGCCGCGCATCAGGTATTGCGGCCGTCCCGACGCCCGGGCCTGATAGAGGGTTTGCAACTGACCCAGCCCGCCGAACTTTTCTGGATAAAGCTTGGCCTTGATGGTCCAGCTTTCCGGGCCTTCGCCCACGAACTCCAGTGGTGGCCGCGTCCCAAGGACCGGCTTTTCGGCAAAACCGGCTTCGTGGCCATGGCCGTAGGTGTTCGTATTAAAGGGGATCACCTCGAACTGAACTGGACCCAGCATCATCAGCATCACGCAAACCTCATCCCTGTATCGGCAAACACGCCCCGGAAGGCTTCGCGCAGTTCGCTGCGCATCTGCTCGCCGATGTCGCGGGAGAGCTGCGCAGGATCGACGCGCTCTGTGGTGTGGATGGTCGGCGCGATGCTGATTTGCACGTCGATCTTTGGAAACGCCGCACGCGGCGTCCTCTGCGCCGCCGCCGGTGCATCGCCCTCATCCGCTGTGCCGACCCGCAGCGCTGGCCCGTCGATTGCCTCTGCCTCCGACGCAACAGGCGTTGGTGTGACCAGCTGCGGCCCGATTGACTGGACCGCGGCCACGGCCGAGGGCAGCCGCTGGATTGCAGCAACCACATCTTGGATTGCGCCGAACGTGTTCACGAAGCCCGACCGCGATGGCGTGACCAATTCTGGCCCTTCCTCGCCCACCAGATAGGTGCCGTCCCGGCTGACTGGGCCACCACCTGCACGGGCACCGTCAATCTCAGGCGCTGACGGCACGGGTTCCACCGCACTGCCTTCCGCCGCAGCCATTTCAGCGCGGAGTGCCCGCATGCGGTCGAGTGCTCGGTCGATGGAGGCAGTGTCGATCTCGGGCGTGGTCTCCGTTTCCCCGAGAATGCGCAGTGCCTCTGTCACCTCATCCGCGCGGGCACGACCCGCATCGAGATCTGCTTCGACCCCAACCAGCTCTTCCTGCAACCGTCCAAGGTTGGCCAGCAAGGGAGCGGCCAGGCTGTCGCCCATCGGCCCGTTTTGATCAATCTGGTCGATCTGCGCCTGAACGCCGGCCATTTCACCGCGCAGGTGGCCGGCATAATCTGACAGGTCTTGTAGATACTCTGGCGTTGGCAGATCCCCGGCAGCCCGGGCCGCTGCCAGCGTCTCTGCTGCCCCTCTTTGATCGGTTGGCAACAAATCAAATTCAGCCTGCCGCGGCGGTGCCGGGATCTCTGGCGGCGTGACCTCCTCTTCCCCCATCATCCAGCGCAGCCAGCGCGGCGGCTCGCCAAAGTTGATCAGGCTGGACAGATCAATGCTGCCAATCGCGTCAATGATACGGCCCGGAATGCCCGCGACCCAGTCTATGAATTCCGCAAACCGCTCACGTGCCCCGTCCCAGATCGACTGGATCAGGCCACGGCCCGCCTCGACCAATGCGCTGGCGGCCTCGCCTATCCGGGCAGGCAAGCCAGCAAACCAGCCGATGATGTTTTCGGTCACCTCCCGCGCCCGTTCGGTGATCCGGGCGATGTCTTCCTCGGACAAGGTTTCGCGGGTGAAGAGACCCGAGAGCAACTCGCCAAGACCCGACAGCTTGTCGCGCACCCACTCCCAGGCTGCACCGAACCCATCGACCAGCGGTGTCAGAAAGGACAGCTTTTCACCAACCCAATCGAGACCCGGTTGCAGCGCGGCACTGATTGCCTGCCCCACGCCGGTAAACACCGCGCTGATCCGGTCCCAATACCGCCAGATGACAATGCCAGCTGCGGCCACTGCGGCCGCGACCACCGCGAACGTGCCCCAGACCGGGGCGGAGATCGTGGCGACCGCAGCACCTATGGCCGCAATTCCGGACGACAAGGCCGCGACGCCCGGGACCGCCAGCGCAATCCCGCTGAGCCCGGCACGCAAGCGGCCAATCGTCCCGAGGGGCTGGCCAGACATCGCCGCCAGCGCAGATTGCAATCCGATCATCGAACTTGCCGCTGCGCGCGCGCCAATCGCAGCGCGCCCGATGGAATTATAACCGGCCGCAATCAGTGACAAGACACCCCCGCGTCCCAGAAGCCCGGCAAAGCGCAGCGCCGCCATCGCACCTTTGAAGGCGATCACAGCTGCAGTCGCCCCCACCACGGCCAGCATCACCTCCGGATAGGCATTCGCCAGATCGGCCAGACGGGTGATCAGCGGCGTGACGGCTTCGGCAAGCTGCGTGATCGCGGGCATCAGCGCATTGCCGATATTGATCTGCAGCTCGGTCAGAACGTTCTGGAACCGTTGCATATTGGCCTGGAACGTGTTGTTGCGGGCTGCAAACTCAGCAAAGGCCGAGCCTGCATAGGTCGCGCGATCCCCGACCATGCCAAGCGTGTCCTCGACAAGGTCAAGGTTGGTCAGCAGCGGCCCAAGCGCGCGGGCCTCATTGCCAAAGAGTTGCGACGAGATCGCCGCGCGCTGCTCGGCTGGCAACTGGCCAATCCGGCGCAGCACGTCGATCGTGGTCTCGACTGCATTCTCCTGCATGGAGCGGGCGGTTTCTTCTGCGTCGAGCCCGAGGGCTGCAAAGGCCCGGCTCTGGCCTGCCGTGGCGGCTTCGCCTTTTGTGAGCGCCGCCCCCATGTTTCGGAATGACGTCGCAGCGACCTCGCTCTGCGCACCAGCCGCCAGCATCGCCGAAGCAAAGGCAGCGGTTTCTTCGGCGCTAAAGCCAAACATGGTCGCCTGCGCGCCCACACGCTGGACCACGTCCAAAATATCCGCCGCGCTCGAGGCCTGACTGTTGGACAGATGGTTCATCGCATCCGCGAGCAACACCGTCTCGTCGATGGTGAGCCCGAGCGCTGTCATCAGGTTGGCCATTGAGCCACCCGCCTGCTCGGCGCTGATATCAAACGCCACGCCGATCCGGGCGGCGGCATCCGTGAAGCGGATCAGGTCCTCACCCGCAATCCCAGCCTGACCGGCCGCGGCGGCAATATCCGCAAGGCCCGTCACCGCGATGGGAATATCGCGCGACAGCGCAAAGAGATCCTGCTGGAACTGCGCAAAGGCTGCAGGGCTTGGAAAGTTCACCACCTTGGCCACATCGGCCATGGCGCTTTCAAATTCCGAGGCCGCCTGGATCGGCGCGCCGATCGCGCTGCGCAGGGCGTAATAGCTGGCCACCGCATCCACCAGCCCACCACGCGCGTCAGCCAAGGCGCGGTTGTTGCGGGTGATGGCCGCGTTCAGGCGGTCCCCGAAGGTGATGGGCTGGCCATTGGTCTCGCGGACAGTGTTCGAGATGCCCGCCAGCGCATTCGCCGCCCGACGCGCCGGGCTGGTCACCCGGTCGAGCAGTTCGATGACAAGTTGGGATGTGAGCTGTGTCATCTGATCACCTCATCTTCGCCGCCCGCGCAAGACGCCGGGCCTCGGCGTGCCAGAGCACCACCTCGGACCAGTCCATCTCTTCAAAAGCCGTGAGCGGCGTGTTCAGCCAGTGGGCAGTTTCGGCAACGACCGATCGCCAGGAGGCGAAGCCGCGCCCTTGGGGAAAAAATCTGCAATCACCTCCGACAGCGCGGTAAAGTCATCAGTGTCCAGATCCTCGATCATCTCGACCGGGTATCCCGTCAGCGCCGAGGCCATGACAATGCCCTGATCCAGGCGATCGGTGATGCCGTCCAGCGCCGCGTTCATCCGCTTGAGGTCCTTCACCTTGGGCTTGGCAATGCGGATCTCGGTGATTTCGCGGCCCTCGAAGGTCACCGGCACCGAAAGAGAGACTGTTTTCGTCTTGGGGTCAGACATGGATTACCTCAAAAGCCGTTGGGAAGGCGCAAGATCGCGCGCTCGTCTGCGTTTTGCGA